ACAACTGTTAGAAACTCCCTCAAGGTCATGGGCGATACCGACATGTTCGGTGATGTTACCATGCATGGTGGATCTAACAGCGGTACAGTTACTGTTAATAGAGCAAGACTGAACACAGCGAAGGTTGCTCATCCTAAGGGTTCTCTTGCTAACCTCAACGTTGACTTCTTCGAGTACATCGATGATATTGATGGTAATGAGATCATCAGCGCACTTAACACAGTAAATGGTGTATTCTCTGTTGCTGATAACTATTTCCTCGATGGTAACACTGTAAGATTTACAGATACCACTGGATTATCTAACAACATCAATACCACAACCACGTACTTTATTGTTAATAGCAATACTACTGCTGGTACATTCCAGATTGCTGCTACTGAAGGTGGTACACCAATCGTTGTTTCTGGTACTCCTGGAACCGCAACTGGTATTACACTACAGAACACTCTAGTTGATACTGGATCTGGTATTACATCATGGACTTCAAACCCAGTTGATGCTGAGTATGAATATCTACCTGTTAATAACGTTGAGGGTATCGAGATCGGTGACGTTCTCCTTATCAATACTGAACTTGTTCAGGTTGTTTCTCCTGGTGCTGATTCTACAACTAGACTCGTCAAAGTTTCTAGAGGTTATGATTGTACAACCGTACAGCAACATAACGACAATAGCGTTATCATCAAACTAGGTAAGTCTGCAGGTGCAACTTATTTGGTTGGTAGAGTACCACAGAACCCAGTAACTATTGCAGTTCAACAGGTTACTGACGTAACTGATGTTATTGAAGTCAACCTTAACGAACTAGAAGATGGTGATGCATTCACATTTGGTAATGTTGGTAGTATCGTCGGTGTAAGTGCTAATACAACATATTATGTTGTTAATGCTGTTGATGATATTCCTAACAACAGAACTAGATTCAATGTTTCTCTTGACCCAGGTGGTAAAGCAGAAGCAATTGCTGGTAGTGCTGGTAGTGCAACTATTTCCTTCAGTGATACTCTTGTCGCACTTGCTGAATTTGGTGGATCATTCAAGGTTAATGACTATCTAAGAATTAGTGGTGGTGCTTCTTGCCCATCTGGTGAATTTGTCCAGATCACTGCAGTTAACGATACTAACGCTGAGAAGTTTACCGTTAATAACGGTAATAACCAAGATAGATTCGTTATTGATTCTGTCTTTGGTGGTGTTGAGTCTACGATCCTATCTGATCAAGACTTTACAATCAATCTTACTTCTGATGCTGCTACAAATCCAACTGATAACCAGTTCAAGATTGTTAATGGTCAACCTATTCCTAACACAAGACTCACAATCAATAGTGATGGTGAACTGAATGTTGTTGGTAATGGTACTGAAACCAATCCAAAAGCAAGAATTGATAAAGATGGTAACCAGTGGCTATCTGGTAATCTAAGAGTTACTCTTGGAGTTGATAACGTTCCATCTGTAGATGATTCAGACCAGGCATTCTATGTTAATGGAACAACTGGTGATACTGAAATTGCTGGTTCTCTGTCTATCGATGATGACTTTAATGTATACAGTGGAACAACTGGTGTTCAGTTTGGTTCTGCTTCTACTTCTAAGTTCCAAGTTGATGCAGGAACTGGTGATACAAGAATCGGTGTTGCTGGTTCTGCACTAGGTGATGGTGATCTAACGGTCAACGGTGGTCATGTTAACATCGTCAGTACATCTACTACAACACCAAATAGTACAGATTATGCACTGAACATTACTAACCTTGGTAAGAGTGCAGACAGACAATTTAGAATTCGTCAGGATGCTGCTATTGATGCATTTGGTAACACTAACTTCTTTAATAGAAACGGTGGACGCAGATGGGATTTCGTCAACTCTGATCAAACGTTAAATAGTGGTAGAAACTACATTGTTGCTGTATCGGCAACAACTGTGCTAACACTACCATCTGATGCTGAGACAGGTGATATGATTAAATTTGTTGAGGTTTCTGGAGCACTCTCCTATGCTACTTCTCTGATTATTCGTGCTCCTCAGAGTGTGGCTATCCAAGGTGATTCTGCTGGTACTAACGCTGGTGGTCTTGCTTCTGCATATGCTGGTGGTGAACTAATCATTCAGACTAGAAATGCTGGATTTGGATTAGTTTACATGGGATCAAACGACGGTGGTGGTGCTGTAATTCCTCCCGCATATCGCGGTTGGTGGTTAACGGAGATCTAATTTAAATGGCTGCTAATTACGAAACACAGAAAAAGATGCGTGCCGCTCAAGTCGGCACCATCATGCCTTGGGTTGGAGATTCTGGCAGTAAACCAGATGGTTGGTTAGAGTGCAACGGGCAAACGTTGGAAGCAGTTGATTATCCAATTCTTGCTTCCGTTCTTGGTAATACATATGGTCCACAAAATGGACTGAATTCTAGAACATATGGTAACTATTTGCTTGGTGACCAGTTTAGATTACCACAATTAAATGGTAGAGTTCTAACTGACTACGAACCAACTAATATCAATGTTCCAGCTCTACAGATGGGACAGACATATGCTAGTGGTGCAGTTGGTGGTATTATTATCATTGAAGGTGAGAATGAAATTGGTCGCACATCACAGACTGTTAATCTAACTAGTGGTACATCAAATCTTGTTCTTGGAACTGGTGTGACTGGATCAGGTCTGCAACTAACCATGGACTGTGATGTTAATGGTCGTGTCGCTGTTTCTAATATTACTGCTAAGGGTAGTGGATTTGCTACAGGAAATAAATTAACAATTCCTGGAAGTGTATTTGGTGGTCAAGATCAGGTTGTTCTTGAGATTGCGTGGGTTCTGCCTTCTGTTGCTGATGTTATTACACCATCAGGAGCAGGAACTGTACAACTAATGAGTGGTGATGGATCTGCAGTCACTCCACCAACAGCGTTGAATGCTACTGCTGATCTAAATTTTGTTGTTACTGACTCTCAGAACATGACGGGTCAGATTAGATCATTTAGTATCAACCCTCCTGCATATTTTAAGAGTTACTATACTATTCCCAGAAAGTTAAGTAAGGACCACATGCCCCCACACAGGCACTCATCACCAGCTGGTATTGGTGGTTATAGTCGTGCTGATGCTGACGCTGGATTTGTTGAAGGATTTCAATGTCCTGCTAACATTGCTGGAGTTGAAGGCAACCAAAAACAAAGAGCTTTGGGTGCTGGTGGTGGTGGTGATATTGATAGTGTTGACCCTGGTGTTCTATTCGTCACATACTTTGAGGAAGGAACTACCATTAAAACTACATTTGAACCAGTAAAGAATAATATTGCTTCGGTTGGTACACATGTTCCACAACCTTGCTGGACTGGTCCTATTCCCAGAGCATTGAATGGTACATTCCCTAATGAATGTAACTATCGTGAATCTTCTCAGGCAGGATTCATGACTAATAAGAAAAACTGGTATGGTAATCAAACTGCTGACCAAATCAATCGGGCAAGCGGTACATCACTAACATATCCAACTACATTGAACCACAATCAGGAGAATATGACTGGTAGTGGTAATTCTATTAACTCACATAACCACTATTCTTTTGAACTTATTATGAATGCTGGTTTTGTTAGACCACCTACGATTGTTCCTGTTGATGATATTCAAGTTCAGAGTAATTTGACTGGGCAAGCAACTAACGTTGGTGTGCAGAATATCCCATCAGCACTAAATATTAACGTGGATATTAAAACTCCCGCGTTGTCTATGATGTACCTAATTAGAGCATACTGATGAAGTTTTTAACACGAGAAAGATCAAAATTGGGATCTGCTCCTGGTACTATTATTCAGTGGGCTCTATCAATTAACGATGGTGATCCTGATGGATCAACAAACGTAACTAATCTGCCTGCAGGATATCTAAAATGTGATGGAGCAATCTATTCAGCAAGACAATATCCTGAACTAGCACGTATTCTTGGTGTTGGTGAGGCAAGTATCTATAAGAAAGCAGATACAACATTACTAGATGATCAGTTTCAAGTTCCCGACATGGGATCTAAGCATATTGAAGCATCTGTTAATGCAAATATTGGTACATATAGAAATCTTGAAAAGGTCACCGCTAATGCTACTATCACCAAGGCAGGTGTTGGTGTAGAGATTTCATCTAACGTAGGCAATAGTGCTACTGTTGGATTTAATGGTGTGTTTACCGTACCATCTCAAAGTTTCAATCTAAATGGTAATGTAGGGTGGACCGTACCAACTAACACAGAAGAGGAACAGGTTGGTGCTAGGGCAATTGGTCCTCACATGCACTACTCGTCCACTGGTCGTGTAACTGTTAAGGAAGATCCTGGTCAACCTGCAGGTTCATATGGTAATACATCTAGACCATATTATCAGAGAGCTGCTGACGTTATCACTGCTACCCCTGATTGTCCTGACGTTGGTGCTTCTTATTCCCAGCAAGTTATCGGTATTGGTGAACCAAATAACTGTAACAATACATGTGCTAACTTTGGTTCTCACTTCATTGGTACAATTGATAACGTTCCATCAAACTGGCCACAAAATAAGACACTTAATACCATCACCGCTAACAGTTGGCCAAATACCTCGAATGTTGTTATTGGTAACTATAGACCATATGATTGTCTCGCTGAATCAGGTGACTTTGCATATCCACTCTGTAGAAATACAGAAGAACCAGTAGAATCTCCTCCTGGTACTGATACAACAAACCTAACCATTCACTCTCATAGAATTGAGAAAGAGATTGGTGATACTAATTTTACCGCTACAACTAATGTAGAGACTATTAGACCAGATGGTTTACAAGCATCTGTAAATATCAGAACTTCTACTGATACTAAGTTCGATGATATTGTATCCCCTTACATTGTTATGGAATTCCTAATTAAGTATTAAAAATGGTAGTAAGATTAGAACACAAATATAATCACCATTACAGTGATATGACTGACGATAGTGGAATACCTATCGGAACTATCATGTGTGTCTTTGTAGATACTAATGGTAATGGTGCTAGTGCAGTCGCTAACAACTATCCTGGCTGGTTATACTGTGATGGAGCACAACATAGTGTTAATAACTATCCAATGTTATATGATGTAATTGGAAATGAGTATGGTGGTACTGATCCATCTACAGTAACACTATCAGATTGGGGTAATACTGCTGGTACAGTACAAAATGCTGTATTTAATGTACCTGATCTTAGAATGAAAAGGATTGTTGGTCCTGGTGGTGTGGACGGTTCTGGATCTATCACACCTGATGATGCACAGATGAATGTTGGTGATGTTGGTGGTGAGTGGTATATCTCTAGAGCTAGACAAAACGAAGAGTATGGTGTAGGATCTGTAAGGGTTGAAGGATACAATCAGTGTATTGGATTTATTTCAGGTACACTAGGAGGAACTGCAGAAATCACTATTGGTCCTCTACAATCAAGAGTATTGAATGGTCCACCACCACACAGTCATGTTCTTCTAACTTCTGAAAGTGATGCTCGTAACGCTGGTGATAATGGTACTCCTGCTGATGGCGAGAGATCACCAAACTATATCACTAACAGAGCACCAGTTGATCAATGGGATCCTACACAAGGAACTCAGGCAGAACATAGTCATTGGTTAGCAGAATATTCTCCTGTGAGAACAGGAACTAATGCACAATTCTCTTATTGTAAATCAGAACCATATTATTCTGCAGCACAAGCAGATGCATATGGTGGTGGTGATAATCCTTTCGGTGCAAACAAAGTTAATGAAGGGGCTACAAACCAAAAGGGTCAGTCTGTTAATTTCTTCCAATCTCAAGCACTAACAGGTGCTAATGGAGTTACACCAGCGCAAGCAGGTATTACTCTCAACGAAGGTACAATTACAATGACTCCTGGTGAACAACTTAGTGTTGTTGCTGGTGTTATTCCACAAACTGCAGTACCACTTGTGCTAAAATACTTTAGGGTTAAATATTTAATTAAAGCTTGGTAACATTATGGGTATTACGACACCTGGATCATCTAATTTCAATGAGATGGTCTCACCTATCATTCCTATTAATATGATGGGTGGAAAGGGACAATATGACGACTTCGTTGCTGTCTATGAAAACTTCATGCCGTCTGCGGTGTGTAATGATATTATTAGTTTTTACTCTGATTGGAAAGAACAAGCAGTAAGACAGCACATGGATAATGATCTTCGCACTCGCGAGGTATTTGATAATTTTGAAGAATCTATGACTGGAGCACATCAGTTTCCTCAAGGTGAACTGGGTAGACGTGATTACTCCATCATGCTTGAAACACTCAACTCACCATTGAGTGCTAGAATTAATCAGTATCTGCAGTCAGCAGTAAATGATTATTGTGCTCAGTACAATGCACTAGGTGGAACTCCATTGACCTCATGGAATATTAAATTCCAAGAAACTCCTGCAGGTGGTGGTTATCATGTTTATCACTATGAGCGTGGTTCTTGGAGTGAAACTGCTAGAGAACTCGTCTGGATGATCTATCTTAACGAAGACTTTGAAGGTGGTGAAACTGAGTTTTTATATCAAAAGCGTAGAATCAAACCAACCACAGGCACAGTAGTTATTTGGCCTTCTGGGTTTACGCACACACATAAAGGCAACTTAGTCCTTGACGGTACTAAATATGTTGTAACTGGATGGTACTATAAGCAACCTGTATAATATGGCGACTCCTAATCTCACAAACAAAACAATCTCGGTCAGTGGGTTGAATAAGACCATCACTCGTGGTGGATATTCTAGAACTTTCACAGATAAAGACTGGGCTACCTACGTAGATCCTATCATCTACCCATTATGGGATAGTGATAAAGATATTCTAATATCATTTCACTATGCAGATTCTCCAGTTGAAACCTGGAAATGTGAAAAGAAAAAGTATGTCCGTAACCATACAACAGGTGAATACTTCTGGAAACCATACATCTTTACTGAAGTAGAGATTGATGTAGTTCAGAAGTTTGTTGCTGATCTGGATGAGGCATTTGATGCACTGCTATCAGTTGAGTTTGAGCACTCAAGTGTTAGACTCAAGAAAGCAGTTGAGGCAACTAAAGGTTTGTCTCTATCAAGAATTAAGGGATGGAGAGATTTTTTCCTGCATTCTAGTGACTGGACAATGCTACTAGATGCACCAATTACTGATGCTGAGAGAGAAGATTGGAAAAAATATAGACAACTATGTCGTGAACTACCCGATCAGTTTGAGTCTGGTACACAGGTTCTATCTGAAATCAAGATTCCCATCGATCCTATTGTTTACAAAAAGAACTACGCACCTTATAATGAAGGTTCAACCTATCTTGGAAGTGATGATCAATGGGTTACATTCCCAGGCAAGGATGTTCCTGGTGGTCAAATGGAAGAAGCAATGAAGAGATATATTGATCTCGCGTTGCAACTCTCTAGACCTGCACCACTGTTTAACGTACCTAGCGTATCTCATATCGTTGATCCTGTTGAGGGTCTACTCAAGCAGATTGAAAGAGAGAAAGAACTACTAGAACAAGCAAAAGCGCAAGCAGCATCTGAAAGTGAATAATGATTCGACAACATATATGGTTAGATCCAGTAGTTTGTAAAAGTCTTAACGACATTTACGACTTCGGTGAATTTGAAGATGGTAAAGCATCTGGTACTGATAATAGAAGTATCAAAAGAAACAGAGAGCTAATTGATTCGGGTGGTGGTGCAACTAAACTATTCATGGATGAATTCCGTGAAAATGTGTGGTGTACTGCTCTAACAATTAGACATCACACTGCGCCAATGTTCATTGAATATGATGCAGTCAAGGATGATAATGGACACTATAATTACCATTGTGATAATGCTATCATGAATGGTTTGCGTAGTGATCTGGTCCTTCTTACTGCTATCAATGATCATACTGAGTATGAAGGTGGTGATCTAACAATTAGAATTGGTAATGTTGATATAACACTACGTCTAGCAATGGGTCAATGTGTTGCATTTGATCCTAATTTGTGGCACACAGTATCACCAGTCACCAAAGGTAAACGCAGAATGTCTGTTGTTTGGGCAGAATCATTGATTCAAGACTCATGGGCAAGAGAATTGTTCTATGATTATCTTGATATTTCTGCACGGTGTGTAAATAGTATTGATGAAAATGTGTGGTATGAGCAAGGAAACGAAATGGATCCTGCTACATACCTTGGATCATTTAGACAAAAACTACTACGTCAGTATTCAAACCCCAAAGATTCATGAATAATTTCCTAACACTTCAAGAATTGATCTCAGAGGCAGCAAAGTCTCTAGGCAAACCAATGATATATTGGTCTGCATCTAAGATTAGGGATCTAGAGGCAAAAGGTGAGGTTGATAAGCTCAACACAATCTATGCATTTTACAAAGAACTGATGCCTGCTGATTTGTATGCAGAGTTCTTTAATTCATCTTATGGTGGTGTAACTTATATTGATAAGTATTCAGCACAAGATTTCGCTGAAGATTATTTCCCACGTCCTGGACTATGCCCTGATGCTGATCACTACGTCTATGCATGTGTGTTCTTACCTAATGGTGCTATTGAATGGGAAAATACTGATCCTCCTCAAGGTGCTGGGGGCGAATCTGAGTAACTAGGAAAGAATCTCCTGGTTCATGATAACCATTAAATTGAACAGCAGTCTCTACACCTTCTAGATAGGCGGTGAAGTGTCCATGGGGTTCACGAAACTCCAATTCAGTATCCTTGATTGGATACAGGAACACTTCACTGTCTTTAATTTTATATGGTAGATTATATTCCACACATGCTGGTTCAAATGGACGACTATTCCACAGGTTATACATCAGTGTAACTCTCTTATCTCCTACAGGTATATGTCCCATGTTTGCGACAACTCCATGGAAGTAAGGTAGTCCCCAACAAATATGTTTCCCCATTTTTGGATAACTCCAAAAAGTCCAGTCATCATTTCCTGTGATGTAGACATTATCATTTTTTAACCAGTCGTGGTGTTGATCACACACAACAGTTGGTTGTCCACCATCACATAGATAAGTTACACTACAAA